CGAGGAACGCGGCGCGTACGGGTTCGGGGTTTGCATAGTGGCACAAATCACATCTTAGGAGAAAAATGTCAGGCAAAGGCCCAGCGCCTAAAGACCCAGAGCAGCGCAGACGCAGAAACGCGGACCCTGTGCCTACTCAAGTCGTGGTGCAAGACGACATCTTGCGTGGTCCAGACTTGCCCGCTGGCTACCCTTGGCATACTCAGACTTTTCACTGGTGGGATACTTGGCGCAAGTCAGCACAAGCTTCTACCTTCACAGACACTGACTGGGATTTTTTGATTGATACGGCTCTGTTGCACTCGTCCTATTGGAACGGTGACAACGTGGGAGCAGAATTGCGGCTCCGAGTCGCGAAGTTTGGCGCAACACCTGAGGACAGAATGCGGCTTCGGCTGCAGGTCGAGGGTGAAGCAGAGGGGGCCAAATCTAACAAGACCCTGTCTGACCAGCGGCGAACTCGTCTGTTGAGAGTGGTGGGGGAGCTTGACAAAGAAGAAACGGCAACAGAGTAGCTTCATCTCGCTCGGCTGGGACGCGATTGACTGGATTGAGACCTATCTAGTTCACGGGCCAGGCGACGTGCAAGGCGAGGCCATCGTCCTAGATGACGAACAAGCAGCTTTCATATTAAAGGCATACGAACTGGATAAGCATGGACGACGAGTTACACGCCGAGCTTTTTTCTCGCGACCAAAGGGCCGTGCGAAATCGGAGCTTGCTGGAATGCTCGTTTGCTTTGAGGCTCTCGGCCCTGCTCGCTTTGACTATTGGGACAAGCACGGCAACCCAGTCGGCAAGCCAGTCCAGTACCCGTTCATCAGATGTCTAGCGACAGAAGAGTCGCAGTCTGGCAACACGTACGACAACGTGCGTTACATGCTCGAGCACATCAAAACGAACTTTGGCACTGAGTATCCAGGCATTGACGTCGGACTCACACGCACTTTTTTAAAGGGTGGCGGCGAAATCGTCCCATCAACAGCAGCATCGGCATCAAAAGACGGCGGTAAAGAGTCGTTCGCAGTTGCTGACGAAACACACCTCTATTCGAGCCCCGAGCTCAAGCGAATGCATGAAACCGTTCGGCGTAACCTCGCCAAGCGCAAGATTGCGGACCCTTGGATGCTCGAGACCTCGACAATGTACTCAGTCGGCGAGGAATCAATCGCCGAACAAACGCACCGCTTGTGGATAGCGATACAAGAAGGCCGCACAAAAAATCCAGGCCTGTTATTCGACCACAAGCAAGCTCCTGAGGTTCCTGACCTACACGACAGCGACAAGCTCCGAAAGGCGCTCGCTGTGGTGTATGGTCCAGCTTTCAAGTGGCTAGACGCCGACCGTTTAATGGCCGAAATCCAAGACCCGATGACTAAAGCATCGGACGCACGCCGCTACTTTTTGAACCAGCCGTCCACAGACACAGACCGCTACATGGACATCACAGCTTGGAACGCAGCAGCAGAACCAGAAGAGCTGGCAGACGGCACTCTGGTGGTGCTCGGGTATGACGGCTCTCGCAAAGACGACGCTACCGTGCTCGTCGCCTGCCGTGTTGAAGATGGCAAGATTTTTCAACTCGAGTGTTGGGAGCGACCACCTGGACCCGCGGGTTACGGTTGGGAAGTTCCAAGAGTCGAAGTTGACGAGGCTGTTCGCATCGCTTTTGCGAAGTACAACGTCCACAAGATATGGGCAGACCCTTCGGGTTGGCAGTCCTACCTGGACGCCTGGAACTCGACATTCGCCGACAAGGTCGTCGCGGTTTACCCTTCCAGCCAGCGAAAGCTGATGGCGCAAGGTTTGGACCGCTTTCTCGAGGATACACTCGAAGGGCGCCTCAAGCACAACGGCGCAGCTGAACTTACAAGGCACGTGACTAACGCGATTCCAACTCGGTATGGCCAGGTTATGAAGCCATCACACAGTCACAAGATTGACGGATTGATTGCTGCAGTGCTCGCCTACCTAGGCCGCACAGAAGCACTTATTAACCCAGAACCCGTGGCACCCAAAGTCGCCTACCGCACAATTCAAGTCTAGGAGAAAAATGAAGCGTTTTGATGCTGGACTTGTAATCGAAGTTGTCGGAGTTGCACTCGTAACTGTCGGGCTCGCTTTGTTCTCACCGCCGATTGCACTCATCGCTCTCGGCTCCTTCCTCGTTTGGGCTACAGAAAAGGCTGATTAATGACCGCTGGCATTTACAACGCGACTATTGACCAGGGCGCAACCTGGAGTGTCACAGTCACATACGAAGATTCTGCTGGCACGCCAATCAACTTGACTGGCTACACAGCTGCCATGCAGGTGCGCCAACAGTACAGCTCTGAAACCGCTGACTTGACGCTGACAAGCCCGAATGGTGGAATCGTCATCACTCCGCTAACTGGCACAGTCGTCATCACGATGACTGCAACACAGACCGCAGCACTCGAAGAGGGCTACTACGTTTATGACGTTGAGCTCACATCTGGTGCATACAAAGACCGTCTGATTCAGGGCCAGCTAACAGTGGCACCAGAGGTCACACGTGTCTGACAATCAGAATCAAGTCACCGTTGTCAAGGACATCAACACTGTTCTTATATCTGACTCTGGCGCCCAAGGCGCCCAAGGCCCACAAGGTTCAACTGGCCCGACAGGTCCAACAGGTCCAATCGGTCCGACTGGTGTAACTGGCCCAATCGGCGTTACAGGTCCAAGCGGTGCCACAGGCCCAACAGGACCAGTCGGCGCGACAGGTCCAATCGGTGTCACAGGTCCAGTCGGTGTCACTGGCCCAACAGGCCCAATCGGCGCAACAGGGCCGCAAGGTATCCAAGGCATTCAAGGTCCAGTCGGTGTCACTGGCCCAATCGGCGCGACAGGTCCAATCGGCGCAACAGGTCCGCAGGGTCTTGTCGGCGCTACAGGCGTAACTGGTCCACAAGGCATTCAAGGCGACACAGGTGCGACAGGTCCAGTCGGCCCAACAGGCGCCACAGGCCCAGTCGGTGTCACAGGCCCAACTGGTCCAATCGGCGCCACAGGCCCAACAGGCGCAGACTCTTTTGTTCCAGGACCAACAGGCGCCACAGGCCCAATCGGTGCGACAGGCCCAACAGGCCCAATCGGCGCGACTGGCGCGAGTGGTGCGACGGGCGCAACTGGTGCGACAGGTCCACAGGGCTACTCCACTGGCCGCTTCTACTATTTTAATGAGTCAATCACTGAACTGACTGGCTACAAGCAACTCGGCACAGAGCCAACCACTACTGCGATGGCGACCGTCACGAACTCTGTGGCAGCCAACTCAACCGAGTTAATGCAGCAGTACATCTCTGAGCCGTTTGGCTTTATTTTGATTCCAGCTGGTGTGCAGCGCTTTTATCTTTTTTTCAGAAAACCGACAAGCGGCTCCGATGTTTACGCGTTTGCGCGTTTGAAGCTTGCGGACAACACTGGCACAGTGCTTGCCACCATCGGCGACACAGACCCAGTGCTGATTCCGTACGACGGCACAAACCCAGTGCTTGTTCAGACCGAAATCGTCTTGCCAAGTTCTGCAGTTTCTGCCACAGACCGCATGATAGTCGAGCTCTACGCACGCAACGACGATGGCACATCTCGCTCAATCAACTTCTACACAGAAGGCTCACAGCACTACTCTTATGTAATCACTTCACTGCAAGCAGTTGAAGGCCCAGTCGGCCCAACAGGCCCAACAGGCGCCACAGGTCCACAAGGCCCAACGGGCGCAACTGGCCCAACAGGTCCAATCGGTGCGACTGGTGCAAGCGGTGCGGACTCAATCGTTCCAGGACCAACAGGCCCAACAGGCCCAATCGGTGCAACTGGAGCAACAGGCCCACAAGGCGTTGCTGGTGCTGACGGTGCGACAGGTGCCACTGGCCCTGCAGGCGCAGTCGGTGCAACAGGTGCGACAGGCCCAATCGGCGCGACAGGCGCAGAAGGCCCAACGGGCCCAGCAGGCGCAACAGGCGCGACAGGCCCACAAGGCATTCAAGGTCCACAAGGCGACGTCGGAGTCACAGGCCCAATCGGGGCCACTGGCCCCGTCGGCGCTACAGGTCCAGTCGGTGCTACAGGCCCAGTCGGTGCCACAGGTCCCGTCGGCGCAACAGGCCCACAAGGCGTTGAAGGTCCAACTGGTGCTACAGGCCCAATCGGTGCAACAGGCCCCGTCGGTGCTACAGGCGCGACAGGACCAAGC